AGGGTTTGATGAGCAAGGCAATCCGATAAGGAAAGCTGATTGTGAATTGCACATAGAAACAGAGGTTGGTTCAAAGGATGATTTATATGAGCATGGAGTAGGTTTTTATAGACAGCATGATACAAACTTCGTAAATAGTGGTGACATTTTGACCCGAGCGATATTGGTGCAATAGATATTACTCTGTCTTCAGCATATGGAGCAAGTTTAACTGGTTGTGGCAATCCATTCTGGGATATACCTATTTCTGATTTCTGTGGCAATCGCTGGGAGTTTACGGATGGTGTAAGGCTTTACAACGGAGCAATCTATACAGCAGGCAAAACTATAAACCCATTTACTGACTATTCAGACGGGTATAGCCATGGAAGTTTTATTAATAAGGAGACACAATGAAAATCCTGTTCTGCTTATCAATGGTTAGATTGCTGAATGATTTTAAATACTTTGATATCAAAGACCATGCAGTAAGGGTAGGACACTTAAAGAATGCTATATACTAAATCAGGATATGTCCATGAACATTAACGCCAACTTCTTATCCTTCATTCCATCCTTTCAACTTGACAAACTCACCCACTCCACCTCTACCATCACAGTCTTAATAGGTGGCAACAGAACAGGTAAAACAGCTACAGCCATCATGGACTTCATGCTCCGTCTCTTCCGCATCCACCCCATACCACACAAGAACTTCTTTGACAACATGCCTTCAAAGGTTGTTCGTTTTGTATCCAAAGTCTTACCTGCTAAAATAGAAAAACAGGACACAGTAAGAAACACACAGTATCCAGAACTGATGAAACGCTTACCTAAAGAACTTATAGTCAAAGACATCACAACCAAAAACCCTGTAGTAACCATCAAAGACCCATTCTCTCCTCAACACATTCAGGTAGAATTTACTTCATTTTCTCAATCAGTGGGAGCTATGGCAGGTGTAGAAAGGATTTATGTATGGATAGATGAATGTCCACCTTATTCAGTCTATGAAGAAAACTACATGCGTTTAATCTCAACAGGTGGAGACATGATAATAACCCTGACACCTGCTGAAAGTGAGTCAGAATGGATTTACACAATGCTTTATGAAAGAGCAAGACACATCTACCGTTCTAAAGCAGTAGTAGAACGACTGAAAGAAATCAACAAATCATCAGAAGCACTTGAAGAGCAACACTTTCCAGACAATCCTGATATAACAGTAATCTACACAGCAACAGACGATAACCCATACTTACGCACCATATACGAAAAAGAATTAGAACGATACAGACAGTGTAATGAAAAACCACCATATAACAGCTTTGAAGAATTCATCACAGCAAGGTTCTACATGCTTGTAGAAGAATCAGACATCAATGTAAGGCGTTATGGACTGTTCTCCAATATATCAGGTAGAGTATACAAGGACTTCAATTCCCTTGTCCATGTAATTAATCCTATAGAATACTTTAACTCAACCTATATTCCTCCAGAATGGAAACACTTCAGAACCATAGACTACCATGAGTCCAACGACTGGGCATGTCTGTGGGGAGCAATATCACCGCAGAACGAATGCTTTATCTACGATGAACTTAAAATCTCTCCACACTCCCATACTCTTGAACAGATAGCATTCTTAATAGCCCGTAAGTCTAAACGATACAGATACATAGCAGACCTCATAGACCCGAGAGCACAAATCAAATCCATCAACACCTCTACCTCACCTGTTCAGGAACTGAACAAAATCTTCTACAAGTTAAGAACAGAAGGTATATGTTCAGGTGCTTACTGGAGAAGTTTTGATACTGTATCTGATACAGGAAGAGAAGAAGTTAGAAAAAGACTCAAGGGTTCTTTACAATGTGGCAGACCTTTTAACAACAACGCTGGTGTAATACCTACCATCTGGATATTTTCTACCTGTAGATACACAATAGAGTCCATGAAAAACTGGTCATATGAAACATGGAAGAACAGGGATAAGTTACTTGAGAAAGACATGAAAGAAAAACCACAGCAGAAATATTCTCACTTTTGCACAGCACTGGAAGGAGCTTTGAAAGAAAAGGTTCTTATATCAAGATTACGAGTAGTCAACAACACAGACATAGCCCCTTCATACTTCAATAACAAAATGTATATGGTCAGGTAACATATGATTGGATTAATAAACATAATGCGCATACAGGAGTTAACATGAAAAAAAGTATCAGGGATACAGAAACAGCACTTATAAACATCATCTCTTCAGAAATATCAGCATCACGCACCAACAACGAATACATATCAGATGTTTATGAAAAAGGTCTATCTTCCATAGATGGATACACTACATCAGAAAAATACTCATGGCAGTCTGATGTTAACATACCTGAATTCTTCTCTTCTTACATCACAGAAGCATCCATAGTAGCTACTCAATACTTTCAGACAAGAGACTTTGTAGAGGTATATCTTGAAGGAGATAAACCAGAAGACAAAAAGAAATGCGATGCAGTAAAAACTCTCATCAACAAGATACTTAACCGCAAAGACCTATACTACTTCCAGAAGCTCATGCGTGCAACAAGCATCCGTCAGTTAGCAGGTGTGGTGTATATGTTGTGCTGGTGGGAACAGGACATTATCACAACACAGGATATAGAACAGGAAGAGCAGATAATACCAGCATCAGATACAGAACCACCTCGTATAGTATCCATACCAAAAACAGTAACAAAAGAACACATTATCAAAGACTGTTTCAACTGTGATGTTATAGACCCTCGTAATGTCTTTGTATCACCTGAATATGCATACTCCATACAGGAAAAACGGTATGTTATTATCCGTCATGAAAAATCTTATGATGACCTTGTAAGAGACAAGGAAAGATGTAACTATTTTAACCTTGATAAAGTTAAAGCACTTAAACCTTCGGCAGAAACAGAAACAGCCCGTGAGTCCTACAACAAGGACACAAGATATGTCTTTCCTGAAGTAACATATCCTTTATATGATGTCTATGAAAGATACGGGAAATTCTGGTCTGTAGTTCATGAAAGAGACAGGCACGGAATACCTGTTAGGATATCACCAGGCATAGACCATCAAGGTAATCCACTTGATAATGCAGAACTTATAGAAACCATTATAACCTTTGTCAAATCTGGTTCTACTTACATCCTTATCCGTTTTGACCCACAGCGTTATGTAACATCCAAAAACATTCCATACCGCCCCATCGTTAGAGGTGTATATTACATCCATCCTACCCGTTCAGAAGGAACAACAGATACAGACTTTTCTATTAATCTACAAAAAGCCATAAACGATACAATCAACATCTCCAATGACAGAGTAATGCTTGCTACTTTTCCTGCATTCAAGATGAGAAAATATGGAGACATAGACCCATCAGAACTTGTCATATCACCAAATAAACCAATACTTCTTGAAGACCCTGTAAACGACCTTCAGGAACTGAAAATATCAGATAATGTAGTAGGTGCACTTAGTCAATCAGCAATGCTCATCAACGAACTACAGCAGTTAAGAGCCATATTCCCCACCACCATGGGCAACATAGGTTCTATCAAAGCTTCTACAACAGCAACAGCAGTAGCAGGAGCAGAACAGAGAACAGATATGCGTATGGCTTACAAGTCCCTATCTTTTGAATACACATTCAACTGTGAACTATACTGGATGATACTCCAGATGGCATATCAGTTCATGAGGCAGGAAACAGCAGAAGAAATACTTGGAAACCTGATAGTCTACTTTGACCCTGACGCAGACTATACTTACAAACCAGTTACATCAGCAATAGAACTTGAATACTCCAAGAAAACAAAAATACAGAACTACACCAACCTGCTTCAGATAGTATCAAGTCTCAAACATCCACAGGCAGTTAGCATAGTCAACTACATCCTGCTGGAAATACTGAAACTTATGGGCGGTGAATACAGTGTAATTCAGTCTATATTTTCCCAGCAACCACAACAAGCACAACCCCCTTCATCAGAACCACTTACAACAGGTCATACACCTAAACCTCAAACACCATCCTCAACCAATCAGTATGGTATGGAGATGACTGAAGTAGAAACAGGTGCAAGAGAAATGGGACAGATATAAAACAAATGATAAAAATTACTTTACAAATTCTTATGTTGAGAGTATATATTAATAAGAGGGCAATATGAAGTTTTCAATATATTCTTTCAAGGGGATATCATGAAACACGATACACCACAAGCAGTAACCACATCCCTTACCAACTATCTCAAACTCAACAACACCATCAAACAGCAATCCCTTGCCATTCTCAAACAACATCAACCTTTTATAGACGCCATTTCAACAGAAACAGGACAGAAACTATTAGCTGATTTAATAGACATGCATTCAAGAAGCCTTCAGAAAATAACATCTCTTGAAGCAACAGATAACGACAAGATAGAATACAAACTACTTACAGAACTCATCAAAAGATGGAGTTCTTATATCAATACTTATGAGAATGCTAAAAATGAATTGTTTAACTCTGAATAAATATAAAAAGTTCTCTTATCTTCAGTATAAGACCGTGTCTCTTATACATGAAGGTAACATGAACAGGGAGGATTTATGGTTTACGAAACGTTAGAAAACGAAATGACACAGTCGCTTAATCTGGACAACCAGAATTCTATCCAGCCAGAAAACTCTGAACAGGAGTCTCAATCTCAGGAAACTCAAGACACTTCCCTTAAACCGCAGGACGACAACGCAGAACGTTCTCGTCTCGGGCGTAAGGTCAAGTATCTTGAGGAAACAATAGTTAACCTGACTTCACAATTAGAGACTCAAACCAAATTGCTTCAGAGTCTTGTAGAACGAATGTCGCCAAAAGAATCTGCAAAAGAAGAAGATGAAGAAGAAGTAATCACAACAAAGAAAGATGTGTTACGGGTCTTAACAGAAGCAGAGAAAAAGAAGATGGAAGAAAAAGCTCGTTACGAAAACAACTATGTCAAGACCTTTCAATCTCTTCTCATGCAGGAAGACGATGGTATTCGTTCAGACATCTATAAAACATGGAATGACAAGTATAATGTAGTGTTCACAGGAGACCCTGTAAGGGATGCGGAAATAGGATATCTGAAAGCAAAAGTAGATGTTCTATCCCGTCATACCTACAAAGGTAGAGAAGAAACTCCTTTTCAACCTACAAAGTCATCTCCATCAGAATACAGCAAAAGATATACACTCAACCCTGAAGCTATGGAGCTTGCACAGTATTTCGGTCTCTCTGATGATGATATTAAATCAGCATTAGAATCTGACCTTATCACACCCACTAAATCAACCGTAAACAGAAAACAATAAGGAGGTAGATAATATGTTTAAAGTAGTCAAACAATCAGGTCTCGGCACAATATGGCTACCTGTTGCTTCTGGAACTACACTTTATGTAGGACAGCTTGTAACAAAAAGCAGCGCTGGTGATTATCTAACATACTTTGGTGCTGCTGCTTCCGCTGGAGATTCAAAACGCCCATTAGGTGTAGTTGTGGCAACTAACGATAAAACACCTGCATATTCTTCAACCTATAATGAGCATTACATATCAGGAGTTCAAACACAAGATGCACAGTTAGCAAGAAAATGGCAGGGAGCACAGGGTATGTGGAGTGCAGGTGACCCTATACCTATGGTTCAGGTTGAACTGATAGGTAAAGATACTGTTCTTCTTGGAACATTTGACTCCGCACTTACACCATTCCAGCCAGCAGAAGCAAATACAACTGGAAACACACTTAAGAAATCTGAAACAAGTAAAAGGGGTGTTAACTATAATACCACATTCTACTGCCGTTCTGGTAAGAATGTTGGCATCTACAGAGTATGCGCAACTGGTTCAAACTCTTCAAGTGTTACCACATACAGCTTCAACACCTACTGGCCTTATGCCATAGCAACTTCAGATTACTATGTCATGGCAAATATTGCTCCCGGTAACTGTATGATAAACTTCACTTCTACTGGTCTGTATATAGACCCTAATAACGCTCTGACAAATTACTACAATGTTATAGTAGAAGGTATAGACTTGACACAGGCTGGTCTTGAAACAGTAATATTTAGATTTGCATAAGGAGGTAAATCATGGCTGATATAATAACACTTCAGAATTTTGCAAGGTTACTGGACAGGAACTTAACTAAAGTTCTTGAAGACTATCTATCACCTACAAAACTCGTAGCACCACAGTTGTTTGGAACAGATAAAACCACAAGATTAGGTGAAGAATACTGGGAAGTAGGGGCTGTTCCTGACATACCTAAATTTGATGGAAGGCTCCAGTATATATCAGTATCTCCTGGATACTATACAAAAATAGAAACTCAAGAATTTGCAGCAGGTATCATGATAGAAAGAAGGCTCATAGATACCAAACAGTTCAGGGTAATGGACAACCTTCAGAATGGACTTGCTCGTTCCCTTGCAAGAGTAAAAGAAAAGAAAGCAGCAAACATTCTTAACTACGCTTTCTCTGCCGCATGGGAGTTTATGTCAAATGAAGAAGGTGTAGCTCTCTGTGGTGCACACTCTACCAAAAGCGGTGTTCCAACCACAACAGGTTTTACCAACTATGGAACATCAGCATTAAGCAAGACATCGTTAGCAGCAGCAAGGGTGGCTATGATGAAGTTTAAAGATGACATTGGTGAGTTTTTCGATGTAATGCCTGACACTCTTATAGTTCCAGTAGCATTATACGATACAGCATGTGAAATAACAGGATATGACCCTCGTTCAGGTGCTGCATCAGAAAAAGACCCAACATCAGCTAACAACGCCATCAATGTTCTCTACAAACAGTTCAAGGTAATTCCGTGGATATATCTTGACACAGTATCCACATCAAACTGGTTTTTAGCTGATTCTCGTTACCTGAAGCAATTCATAATCTGGTTAGACCGTATAAAAGAAGAGCACAACACCATTACAGACTTTGAAACCTTTGCCATCAAGCACAGTATCTACTCTTCTTTTGGTTGTGGCTGGATTAACTGGCGTGGTATCTACGGCAGCACAGTATCGTAAACTTATCAGGGAGTGTAGCAATACACTCCCTTATCCTGTTTTATGCAGTTATTATGTTAGATAAGACAATAAAAACAGCTTTAATTAATCTTCTGTGGATATACATCGACACAATATCCACATCAAACCATATTATTTTTCGGAGGGATTATGTCAGATAAAACAATAAGAACAGATGTAGATGATATTGAACATCCAGATTTTAATATCTTCACATCATCAGATTTATCCCCTGATGGCAAGAAAATAGCTTCAACCATTCCTTTGTGGTATAATCGAGCATACAAAGAAGAATTAGAGAACACTATAGCTGTAATGCAGCATGCTATAAGAGAAGGTCAGGTTCCTGAAGGAAGAAGAGCAGAATATCAAGCTAATCTGAAGATGTTGAAAGAAAGACTTCAGAGTATGGATGATGCTGCTCCTAAATTCAACAAAAAGACAATAGATTACATATCCAGAGTAGTATCATCCTTATCAGAGAAAATACGGAATGCAATGTTTACAAGGGATGAGATGATGAAAGGTCTGGTAGATGCTAACGAAGAAGCAAGAAGAATGACTGAACCATGTATACTTCTTACTGAACATGAGGCTAACTGGGCTAAAGCGTGTAATGTGAAGGTATATGGCGGTAAGGTGTCAAGGACAGCATGTGAACTCATGTGGAAGATAGGCAGAAAGATTCTTGGTGAGTCTACTAATGTAGAGATATTACGAAAGGAAAAATAAACTTGCAGTCAATCTTCAACACATGTCATGCTTTAAAACCCATTAATTACAACACTAAACCACACTTCATAATCTATCAAAATAAGGAGTAATCCATGAGATACACTGATGTAGATTTCAAATTAGAACGCACATCAAGAGACATCTGTGGAACATACGGAATGGCATTCTACCAGAACCATGCAGTATGGTATAAACACAGATGCAACAGACTGGATTGTCCAAGATGCAGGGATTATTATCTCACAAGATGGAAAGATAGAATAGCAATAGTATTCAACGATAACATCTACATGCTGAACATCAAAACATCGCAGTTTTCTTCCTTCCGTCATAAACACAGCAGGATACCCTATGTTAGAATTCACTTCAACAACCACTACACCATACTCACTAACATAGAACTACCTTCATCCGTTCCTGTTACAATAGACGAAGTAATAAACCTTATACAGAGCCAGCGTAACCACATCAAAAACTTCATCACAGCTAATCGTGTTTTCTATAAAGAAGTGTCTTGCCACGTTTTGCATATAAGAGATAATAATAATAGTATATATATGCAAAAAGTGGCAAAGGGTGAGTTTCTTGGTAGAGCAGTAAGACCTTTTGATGATGATAATCCACATCAGGTTATTTCAGCATGGCAGACATCAAATGACAGAGAAAAAGCGAGTATTCTCAAGAACTTACATGAAAAAGGAGTGTTGAGGTTAACGGATGAAGGGAAAGAATTTGTAAAAAACTATGCTGATGGGTGTGATTTTCACACACACATGAAGACACCTGATTTTGTTCTTGCTCCAGATGCTATCTGTATTTTTGAAACTAAACACTATATCGGTTACATTATACCGTCAAGGAAGTGAAAGAAAAGTAGAATTAGCAGTAAAAAAATTAAAATAAAGGTGGAGATATGGGGGATACTATCCAGAGAAAGAAAAGGAGGTATCAGTATAAGCCTGAAACAATCATTAACATAAAGAAAGGTGCTGCGAAGTTTCTTACAAAGTGTATGGTTGAGGAAGCAGATAAGCATGGTGTATGTGTTATATTGATTAAAAAAAAGTGTGAGAAAGTATTTTACAACAACAGAAAAAAAGAAATATTAGAGGAAGGCACAGTGGAAATAGCGTCACTTGAAGCTTCTCTTGATGCTGAAAGACAGGGATTATGTGAGATACTATACAATCCATTTATGCCTTCTACACCAGATATTCCACACGATAAAAAAATACTGGATTACTATACGAACAGAATGTTGAATGAGTATTATGGCAGAAAAACTTTGAAAGAGATAGAGTCGTAAAAGTTTAAGGAGTAATACTATGAATGCCTACTCTATTATCAGCAAGGTATATACGCTTATCAATGAATCATCTACATCAACTTTTTTAGACGAGTCCACAACATACGAACTCTTAAATACCGCTTTGAGAGAGTTCGCAAGAAGAACTCAACTGTATGTCAAATCATCATCCATCAGCATAGTATCAGGAACATCATCATATACCTTACCAGATGATTTTTTAAAATTCTTTGTCAAATCACAGGATGATTATGTTCAGCCTTCCATCTACTACAACAACAACAAAATCACATACATAGACTATTCTACCTATATCTCTTACGACACCACAGAAACAGCAGACATTCCTGCTAATTACACACTCAACTTTACCTACCCTGATAATCTCATATCAGGAACAGCAACATCATCTTCAACATTATCCAATGGAGAGGTCAACCTTGTAGATACAAGCAAAAGTTTTACCAAATCTCTTGTAGGTGCAACAGTTCATGTTACCCATAGTTCTGTTACTTATAATGGTTATGTTATAGCGTATAATTCTTCCACATCTTTAACTATAGCTACCATACCTTCTACCAGTATATCTTCAGGCGACTCTTACCTGATCTCTCCTCCACCAACTAACACCATTACATTCTACCCTACCCCATCTTCTTCTTTCACTCTTCCTATCTACTACACCCCTTCATTCCCACCCATCTACTCTCCATACCGCCCTATACCATTACCCAACGATATGCTGATACCAATAGCATGCTTCATATGCTGGTTATACAAATACAAAGACAGAGAACCAGCATATGGAGATAAATACTTTGCTATATACGAAACAGCTGTGAGAAGATATAGTCCTGTAAGACATGAAGAATACAGACCTGTCATAAAGTGGCAGTGGAAAAACAGATAAGGAGACAGCCGTGCAGGATATATCATACAAAGCAAAAGACATACCATTAAATGGAAAGCTTATAACATCTATTTCACCAGCACTTATAGGAGAAAATGACTTTTCAGAATTAACCAACTTCGTCTATACAGATAGTGGGATAAAGACCATGAAGGGTATGACTTTTCTGTCTTATGCTTCTCAATACGCTGTCAGAGCTATGATAACTGCTAACTTACCTGAAGGGACTGTTATAGCCTATCAAACTTATCCTAATACTTTTACATCTTACACTTATGCTGTAGCTTCTGTGTTATATATAGTTGACTCATTACCTTCAGATTATTCTGACCCTGTTACATACAAACAAAGAAGAATATTAGCTTATCACTACAAGTTATCATACTCATACACAGCAGGACAGGTAGCATTGTATCAATCTACAATTCAGCGTCCAGCTTCATTTTATCTTGAATGCATTACTTCAGGCACTACTGGTTCAACTACACCAAACTTCAATTCCTACGACTACAATGACAAAATTATTGATGGAACAGTAGTATGGATTAAACGTAAAGGTAGTCTTGAAGGTCAGTTCACCATATCACCTGATAACACCATAGTCTTTACTAACGGACATACCAGTCTAATCTATGGTGGAGAAAAACATAGAATAGGTGCGGTAATAAATGTTCTTGGAGTGGAAAATGTTCTTGGAATGGAAAAGGTAGTGAATGGGGATTTTGTTTCTTCTGATGGGTGGATATTTGGAACAGGATGGTCTTATGATAGTGTTAATAAAGAAGCAGATAAAGCACCAGAATATCTTCCAATATCTTTTGATGAGTGGACATTAATACCTTCAGGTAATCTTGAACAGAACATATCAGCAGTATCAGGTGAAACATACACACTCAAATTCACAGTAAAGAATTATTCAGCAGGTGGAGTAACACCATACATAGGTGGTGTAGCAGGAACCCTTGTATCAGCAGATGGAGACTATACTCAAACCATTACAGCATTATCAACAGGTAACCTTAAATTCGTTCCATCTTCTGACGTAACTATACTATCCATAGACAATGTATCTGTTAAATGCTTTACTGGAACAAAAGAAATTGATATTACAGAACAATTAACAAGTGAAAGTTACAACGACAAATATTGTGCAGTATTAACAGCAAAAACAGATGGAAAGATATATCTTGATGTAGGCAGCCCGCTCAAGCTTCGTAAAGTTAACATCTACATCAAAAACCCTAACACAGTATCTTCTACTGTTTCCATCTACCGTTTTACTTTATCAGGCTGGACATCAGCTTCATCTGTTATAGATGAAACATACGGATTTTCCCAATCAGGAACTATATCATTCTCTTTTTCAGATGATTCAGAACAGACTTCAGAACTATCAGATACGCCAGCATATCTCTACAACCGTCATCTATACTGGTATCGCATAAAACTATCACCCAATTCAGGCACTCTTCCCACAAACATCTCCCTCTACTACATCTCTGGTGGAACAGTGATACAGACTATACCCAATCTCTGGGATGGAACAGTATATACACCATCAGCATTCTGGAAATACGATGGAACAACTTATACAGACCATACACTGCAGGTATCAAAAATAGACACCACAATGGTATGGTTTAGTTCTTCAAATTTTGAACCTTCTCCAGAAACTACAGTTTCTCTTGACGGAGTAACTGAGATTTACATTGGTTCCATAACCCGCTGCACAGGATTTAGATTTACCTTTGCAACAGAGTTTAGTAGTAAAAAGTGGGTTAATGTAAAACCTAATATCATGACTGTTTACTACTGGAATGGAACTAACTGGGCATCTGTATCCAACCTTATAGATGGGACATCAAATGGAACATGTAGTTTTGCTCACGAAGGAACAGTTTATTTTACATCTCCTTCAGAAGAACAGGAAAAAAGAACCACAATCAATACAGACATTCCTCTGTATTACTACAAAATATCTTTTTCTGCGGCTTTAGGTTACAGTAGTAATCATGTATTTCTTGATTATGTGGAAGTTATTCCTGCGATACAAAACATCAGTGTTTACAAAGCATGCAGTATCTGGAACAATCGTTTAGTTCTCGCTAACAACACTACTACTTCCAATAAATCCAACGAGCTTATCATCTCCGCTCCATCCTCACCTTACATCTGGTCTGGTGGACAATCTATTACTCTCAATGTAGGTGATACACAGGATATAACCCGTGTAGTTACTTTATTTTCCCGTTATGGTGCAGACATTACAGAAGCGCTTATAGTATTCAAAGAAAATTCTATTTACTACATATCAGGTTCTACTGCTGACGACATTAAAACCTTCACAGTATCAAACTCTATAGGAACATCTTCACCTTATATAGTAGCAGTATGTGATTTAGGTATTCGTATAACAGAAGGTGTTAACCGTTCTGTTGTTATTTTTGCTAACAAATCAGGTGTGTATCTCTTTGACAACTCTTCTATCATATCAATATCGGACGACATATCAGATAAGTTCCAATCATCATCATTTGAATATGCATGCAGATACGCATCAGGTATATACGACCCTATTAATTCAAGATACCATTTTCTATACTGCACAGAATGGCCACCATACACATATCATGAATACATCTTTGATTTGATACATAAGAAATGGTCTTCAGCTAACAGAGGTGAATATTCTTTAGTTTACGGTGGTATTTTATATGACTCTTATAAAAATCCATACGTTGTTGGTTTTACTAACGAGTATATAGCAAAACTCAATGAAGGTAACATAATGCTGCACAACTCTTACTCTGCTACATTGACTACAGGCATAAAACCATTAGGAACTACTCTGTATACTATTTCTAACATCAGAAGAGTAAAACTAACTTCTACCACCCGCAGTAATATGTCGGCTCTTTTATACATCCACTCCATAGACGAAAATGGTTCTTATTCTTCTACCTCCACTACTCTTTCTATCGAACCAATTAATAATTCACCTGTAAAATCCACAGTTTACCAGACCAACATTACTGGAAACTTTTTTTATTACAGTCTATCTTTTACTTTTAATAGTGGTGCTGATTTCTCTGTCGAACCAATTAACATTTCCATACTATACAAACCAGTGAGATTGGATTTGTCATGATTTTAATTTCTCTACCTCACTGCATGGACAATACTGCACTATACACATCATTATCATTGACAATGCATTGAAATGATAGGTATATATTTAGTAAGATGAAAACTTTTATTTCTATCAGATTTAAACTGCATCATTCTGGACTGTATAATACACCACTTCACATTTCTATTCCTATCACAATAAGTGGCAAAAAGAATAAACAGTTAATAAGGAGGTAACAATGCCTTATAACCCAGCACTATCATACACAGGTATAGAACAATTATTAAACACTCAAGAAATTAGAAGGGCATTAGGTCAACCAGGTCTAACTCAAACACAACTTCAAAACTACGCACAGGGAGCCATCAACGCCATGTATTCTCCATGGATACAGGCACAGACAAGAGAAAGAATGTTTGGACGGGAATTGGCAGAAAAACAGCGTCAATTTGATATTCAACAGGAAGCAGCAGAGGAACAGGCTAAACGACAGGAGACCATGCAGGCTATATCAGGTGCAGCACAGTTAGCAGGTATGGGTGCTATGGGATATTTAGGATACAAAATGCTTCAATCTGCTGTTGATACATCAGCAAGAACAGCAATAGAAACAGCAGCAGCACAGAGATTAGCTGCAGGAACACCTTCTATCGTTCCTGCTGGTGCTGAATATGTTCCTGCTGGAGCAGTGGAAGGAACAATAGGTGGTTTAGCACAAACAGGTGCAACAGGCACAGCAGAAGGAGGTATGTCATCCATCACATCTACCCTTGGTGCTATCCCATCATGGGGATGGGCAGGATTAGTATCAGGAGCATTAACAGGTGTTACAACGGGAGATTGGGGTAAAGCAGCAGCAACAGGTGGCGGTGCAGCGGCAGGAGCTTACATAGGTTCTACGTTATTTCCTGGTGTAGGAACAATTGTAGGTGGCCTTATAGGTAGTATTGTAGGAGATATAGCAAGTGGTTCTACTGTTATCTGCACTGAACTATACCGTCAGCATCTGATAAGCAGAAACCTTTACGACACAGTTCATAAATACACAGATACCCTGCCTTTTGTGACTAAAATCGGTTACTACACATGGGCAAATGGTGTAGTAAGGCTTATGAGGAAAAGCAGAATATTTACCCGCCTGGTCTTAACTATAACCCTTCCCATTATGAACGATATAGCAAGCAGAATAACCCCAGAATACAGGCATTCAGCAGTGGGAAGAATACTGTTCAATACAGGTAAAAAACTATGTGACCTGATAGGATATGCAAGACTGACAGCTGTCATAGCTAACAGCAGAAAGAACCTTAATTGCTTAATATAGGAGGATATACATGCCTACACTTGGTGAGTTTTTAGCAGGAACAGCAGAAGGGCTTACAAGAGCTGTAGGAACTGCAGGACAGGCAGTAGGAACAGCATCCCGTATCCAGTCCATGTTATCTACAGCAGAACAGTTAAGAAGAGAACGAGAACTATTTCCATACCAGCTACAAACAACAATAGCACAATCAGATGTAGCAAGACTTCAGGCAGAAGAAGCAAAAAGAACACAGGAACTGCTTAACAAGCCAGTATATCTCAACGAACAACCTGCCCAGCAACCAGCAGTTACAACACCACCTACTACACCCACTACATCCACAACACCCACTACAGCACTACCTTCACAACCATCACTTGAAACATTAACCCAGCAGGCAATATCCACCGTCACCCAGAAACAACTCAACAAACCCATAGATGTAAAGCAAATCAAAGCATCAGGTTTAGTCCCTGAAACCACCATAAACGCAATTATGTCTGACCCTGTGTTAAGTCAGATAGCCGTTCAATACGACGAAACAGGACGACCATATACCACCCTGCGCAACCTTCAGCTTCTTGATAAAGTCCTGTCCTCCACATCAGCAATAGAATCAGGATTGACTAAAAAAGTTGTTCAATCCACTATTCAGGGACTCAATGCAGAAAAAGACAAACTATATGACGAATTAGAAAAACTCAATCAGAACCCTGACAAAAACAAAGAGAAAATCCAGCAAATACAAAACAGGATATCCATGATTAACAAACGCATAGAAGGAACCATTGAATACGGCTTATCAACTGATTTCAAACTTTTAGCTGAATATCTGTTCAAATGGGATAAGTTAAGTGCTGAACAGAAAAGAGCAGCAGAAGAAATTCAATACAAACTACTGAAACTTGGACTTGATAATGAAGTGCAGAAAGTAAGAAACGACATTGCATTACTGAAGCTAACATCACAGCAGTCAAAGTTATTCGCAGGCACACCTAAAGTTAAAACTATTGTTCGTAAAGATGGAACAGTAATAAACGCAACAGAAGCAATTCTACCTGATGGCAAACCTGTATACATCGATGGTTATGGTAATCAGATAGACCCCGGCACAATTCACAGTATACACAATACAAACGACATAATAAGAATACAGGAATCACTTGGTATGCTCAGAAAGGAACAGAATAAAAAACCAAAAGAACCAAGGATAGTAATTCTTGAAGAACCATCAAACAAGACTAAAGCAACTGAAACAATAGACAGAGATTTACTGGATAGTTTAGGATACAGA